CTCGGGAAGCGATTTTTAGTGGGTCGTCTGGGATTCGAACCCAGAACCAGCGGATTAAAAGTCCGATGCGCTACCATTGCGCCAACGACCCGAATTGGGGAACTAGGATTCGAACCTAGATAGACGGAATCAAAATCCGTCGTCCTGCCGTTAGACGATTCCCCAAGAAGTAGCCGCAGAGGGACTCGAACCCCCGACCGTCGCTATGTAAAAGCGATGCTCTACCAACTGCGCTATGCGGCTAAAAAACGCCCTCAACAGGATTTGAACCTGTGACCCCAGGTTTAGGAAACCTGTGCTCTATCCACCTGAGCTATGAAGGCTTTAGTACCCGAAGTCGGATTCGAACCGACACGCCCTTGCGAGCGGGGGATTTTAAGTCCCCTGTGGCTACCTTTTCACCATTCGGGCTTTTAGCGCATCCGGCAGGACTCGAACCTGCGACCCCCGACTTAGAAGGACGATGCTCTATCCGGCTGAGCTACGGATGCTTATTGTGCCCCCAACGGGATTTGAACCCGTGTAACCAACGTGAAAGGCTGGCGTCCTAGGCCGCTAGACGATGGGGACTAAATCCAATAGTCAAAAATCGACTCGACCCGATAATCCTCGGGCCTTTCATCATGCAGGACCAAAACGCCGCTCGGGTCCGCGTAACGAACGATACGCTTTACAAGCCAACGCAGATAGTCCGGCCCCCCTGCTATCACCCTTTTCTCGGAAAAGGGCTCAAGGGCTTTTTCAAGCCCTGTTACCGAATCAGGCAGGAATCCAATTAGGTATTTGACGCCTAGGGCGGTTTTGTTTTCTTGGTCGAGTAGCCACATGGTAGGGCTACTCGTAAAATCAGATAAACGTCATACGAGCAGAGGGACTTGAACCCCCAAGCCCTCGCGGGCGCAGGAACCTAAATCCTGTGTGTCTACCAATTCCACCATGCTCGCAAAAAGTGGCAGACTTTCTCGACCTCGGTCTGCCAGCGAGTCGGTTTCCATGGTGGGTAAGAAAGGAGGAAACCTCACCACGGCATCGAGTCCTTACTTGCGCTGGACGAACTCGTACATCTCTTCGGCCAACGCTTTTACGTCACGGATCGTCGGGGGATCGATCAATACGGGTGCGCGATTCTCGAACGCGGCCCGCGCATTCTCGTTCTCCTGACGAGCGTGAAACGTCTCCAACAGCATGATGCGAGCATCCTGCATGATGGACCAACGGATTTCGTAACCGGACTGCTGAGGCATGACGAACTCCCTGTGTGTGTCGCGGGTTTTTACGCCGACCCGCAGCGGCAAAAAAGCGGTTGAATGGGGCGGGTATGGGGAGCTGACTCAACGTAGGTGAGGACTCACAACCTACTTTGATCCGCATACCAAGTGCGGGCAGACACTCTTGCCCCATTCAACCAAGCTCCGACAGTAGGACTCGAACCTACGACCAGACGGTTAACAGCCGTCTGCTCTACCAACTGAGCTATGTCGGAATATTGCCCATAGGGTGCAACCCCCGCGCAAGGACTGAGTGCCCCCAATCCCTGCTCCTACTGAGCCGTAGGCCCCTGTATCGTAGGGATTACGCCGTTGATTCCCGTCTAACGGTAGACGGTCCGGTTGTTATCCTAAACCGGAAAAAGGTCGATCCTTCTCGTAGACCGATCACGCCGCATTATCGCTGCCGGATTCGCTGACGTGAACGCACGCCAGAACGTAGTGCGGTGTTGCACCCGCATTAGCCCACCATCCTCGATTCGAACGAGGTTATCGGCCCGACGCCTATGGCGAAAATGCTGGACTTGTCACTCCAGCGGGAGTCCTTGCCTTTTCCTACCACCGCTGCTCGGACTTAGCCGAACCCCCGCAACAAGGCGCATGGAACACCCCGTCACGACCCGCCCGTACCTCGGCGTCAGGTTGAGATGGTGGGCTGCTACGGGCTCCCCTTTACCAAGGGGAGTCGCACGGTGCCCTAACGTCCGTGCAATCCTCGATCACGAGGACTTATGATCGGAGCTTATAGGCTCTTGTTCAGAACTTACCCCGCCCTGCTTATGTCCATCTCGGCAAAGAGTCTCCCGTGCCCAAGCGGTAAACTTGAACGCGGTAGGCAATTCAGCGGCTTAGACCCTAATGGCCGCTATATCCGTGTAACCTGAAGCATGCTCCCGATCACGGCATCGGGTTCAGCCTGATGACCTTATCAGGTCATCAAGATTTCAAGGAACTTCAAGTCTAGAACTTTCCGCAAGGAGCGTCGGCGATCAACCCGACCCTTTACCCTTACCGTACTGAAAAGTAAACGGCTGAGTGCCCTGCGGAAAACCCTAGACTTTCAACGAACCTATTATACGCAGCCTCATGGAAACCGTACCCCTTTTTTTCAGGGGCATCAAAAAACCGCTTTTCCCTTACACCATCCAGACTGTTGGCTCGAATCAGAAAAACCGATTTTCTTCGGCGTATTCGTTGTCGGCATGCGCCTGCGCCGCCATTTCCACGACGGCGACCCAACCGAGTCGTCGCTGATCCGGCGTCAACACCATGCCGTGCTTTCGCAGGCACGCATCGTCCCCGACCGACCCACACTTAGGGCACTCGGGACAAACGCAGTCGTCCACGTCCACACCGCAAAGGGCGCAGGGGCCGTCGTCGCCGTCGAGGTGATGATTCGAAACACCGGGAGGAAGTGACCAACCGAAAATGCTCATAACGCTTCCGAATATCTATTGTCCCTTACACCATCCAAACGGTTAATAGGTGCGCGGAAAACCGAAAAAGTGAACGTCGATTTTCGGTTTTTATAGGGTAGGGCGACCGTCTGAATGGTGTAAGCCTTAATATAAGGAGACCGTGATGGGCTTTCGCTCGGACATTTTACGGATGCGAGATAAAAAGGCCGCGCTCGCTCACGTCGAGCGAGTCGGCAAAGGCATACGCGTCCTTATCGACACGGCAGACCCTTCTCGCGTCGAGCGGGCAGAGGGAATTACGGATCGAGTGAATCCGATTCGTGATTCTTTGAGCGAAGTCGTGGCGACCGTCTCGGGGACGAATCCGAATGACGGTTATATGGTGGTAATCCGATTCGGGCACGTTGCCCGTAGTGCGTGCGAGTGTCCGGACTTCGGACGGACAGGGCCATGTAAGCACGTCATCGCGGTCGCGGAGTCGTGGCTCGAACAGGTAGCACGTCCTACTTGGCGAGACCTGAAGCGAAGGTAATTTGCCTATGAGAAAGTTGCGTATCATGGATACGTTCAACGAATTAGAAAAAATCAAGCGGGCAATCCGATCATCGCACGCGGTTATGTTTAACGTCAACACCGTGGACGTTGAGTTAGATGATGATCACCAGCCCGTATTCATAACGCGGCGCGTGGTACAATCAAAAAAAACTACAAAGGACGAATCCCCGCAAAAGCCGTGATTCGTTCTAGCGATTGCTATGAACGTACTCGTGCTGAACTTCGTCTATCGACCGATTGCCGTCATGTCGTGGCAAGAGGCGATCACGACGGTATATAGCGGACGTGCCGAAATCGTCGAGCACTATCCCGATAGGGTAATCCGCTCGGCTACCCAAGAATGGCCGATGCCCTGCGTTGTCCGATTTTTACGGAAGAAGACCGCACGTTGGTTCAAGTGCGAGCCTCGATTCACGCGCAAGAACGTATGGATTCGTGATAGGGGCGTGTGCCAATACTGCGGCAGGACCGTCCTATTGCGGCAGTTTACCCTAGACCACGTCATGCCGCGCTCTCGCGGGGGCAAGACGGAATGGGGCAATATCGTTGCGGCGTGTGACCCGTGCAACCAGAAGAAGGAAGCACGGACGCCGCAAGAGGCTAAGATGAACCTTCGGAACCCACCGCAGGCTCCGAAGGTTCTGCCCGTCGTTAACGAGTCAAACGACCCTGCCCTAAGCCATACGATGCCCGATCAATGGCGGGCATATTTGGGGTAGCTCAATACTCGTTGGGGAGCATCACAATAGGACGCTGCCCAGAGTTACGCACGCAATAAAGCTTAATAGCGGGCAAAGGGAAGTCGGTATACGGGATTTGCTGCGAAGCAATCTTCTTACCATCCCCGTTATCAGCGTAAAGCAACGCGCCGCCTGACCCATTGAGTTTGAGGTGCCACACCTGAAACTCTTGAGCGGCGACACGGCGACTCGTCTGGTGAGACGCAATCGCGTCCACGAGCCACCATGATTGGGCCTCCCCGCAAAGGTATTTCACGCCGGCGGTGATCAAGATCGGAGGGAACCCCGTCTTGGTTAAACTACCGCCGCCGGAAAAACCGCGAAGTTTCGACAATAAATCGGATGAATCAACGGGTGCGTCCGCGGCAAGCCGTAGAATCGCACGTCGATCCTCGGAGCCCGCAGGCAACGACGCGGCCAGACGAATCAAAGTCTTCTTGTCAGACGCCGTGATTTTCATTTGCGAACTCAAGGGGCATCATAGGTTTTGGACAGCGTGATTGACTTGAGCGTGCGCGTAGGCGCACCGCCACCGCTATCGAAGTTGAAACGGTCATAGACGTACAACGTGCCGGACTTAGGAACGCCGTCGTTCGCGGCCAAAGCCCGAATCGTCAACGTGATGTAGTTCGGAGCCGTATCAGGCGGGATGGGCAGGTACACAATGTCCATGCCGCTTGTAAGCGCAATCGGCGAAGCCGCCGCCGCGCCCGGAGGTCCGGAGATAATCTGGAACGCACCGTTGTCGCCGGAATAGCCTAAGCCCGCGCCAATGACGAAATCTTCATCCGTGACGACCGTGTAGTAAACGTCGGAAGAAGCGTCAGTCGCAGCGGCGATGACGCCAAATACGAAGTCACCATCGTCGGGCACGACGACGGCCTTAGCCGAGTCGGTTCGGGCGACTTCGGCTACGGCTGCGAGAAGCGGAGGCATAGGATTCAGACGAAGAAGCCAAGGCGGTAAACGAGCGGGCATATAAAACCTCCGATTGTGCCTTACGCAAAGTTATAGTCAAAAAAAAACCGTTGAAAGGGTTTCACCCCCTTCAACGGTTTTTTAGCACCGTGCCCCATTCAAGGGACAATCACAATCACGCGCGGGTGATCGTGAGACGGGACAGACCCTTGGGGTTGTACGCGCCGATACCGAGGTTCTCGAACACCGAGAAGCCGATGGTGCGGGCCTTCGGATCGTCAGCGGAGAGAACCGTCAGCTCGGTACGGACGGGGATGCGACCGAACATCTCGGGCTCGCACGTCGCGTACACGGTGCCGACCGGAACAAGACGGCTGACGATAACCTGCGCGCCCCAAAGCGTAGCCATAAGGCCCGTCTTGAGGAGGTCACGCTGGCTCTCGATGTCGAGAATGTCACGACCGAACTTACGGAGGTCCGTGTAGTCCTGCGCGTTCATGAACACGCGGGCAACGCGGAGGTCGTGACGCTCGATCAGACCGTAGGCGTCGGCGAGAACCGCGCCGCTGATCGGGGCGACAACCGGAATGTCCGGGTTGATGCCGCCAGAGACGGAGTCAAAGCCCGTCGTGGCAATCGCATCGAGAACCGAGAAAACGCGCTCGTCTTCCGCAGCCTGAATCTGGGCGCGGGCGAGGTCCTGAGCGCGCTCAATGAGGTCGTAACGACGCTCCTTGATCTGCGTCAGGGGGATTTCGGGGTTCGAGGCGATCTCGAACAGGGGGAAGATGACACGGCGCGGCTTGGTGATGGCGACGATGTTCTCGCCTTCCTCACCAACCACGAACGCCGTCACGTCCGGGTCCTTGTCGTAGATCGGAAGCGCGCCGTCCGGCAACTGCTCGACGAGGAAGGTCTTACGACCGACCGCCATATAGTCGCGGCGAAGACGGAGCGGCTGAGTCATGGAGGCAGCGAGCTTCGCACGACCCGTCGGGGTCGAGATGTACTCGCTGATGAGCTTCTGCTTGACGCTGTTGTCGATAGACATTTTGGTTAGCCCTTCCTATCAGATTCGCTGGTCGTAGACGATCTCGGGCTGAACCGAGTCGGCGGGCATCTTGAGGTAACCGATGAGCGTCACGCCGGAAGCGATCTGCTCAAGACGGTTATTGTCGGCGGCGACGTTCGTCAGGTAGCCATTCTGCGAAGCGAAAAGGGCATCACCTGTCGTGTAGGTGAGAGACGCGCCGCCGACGAGGTTCTCCGTCTCATAAAGGCTATTGCCGTAGGTGCCCATACCGGACACATACGGGCCAATGCCCGACGCAGGCCCAGGAAGGTTCTCGTAGGGGCGACCCGCGGCGTTGTTGATGAACACACCGAGGGGACGGACACCCAAGACGCCCACGGCGGTAGGACCACCAACGTAGTTGGGGCCAATGTCACCACGGGTGAACGCCACCGAACCGCCCATCACGCCGAGAACATTCGAAAAGAATCCGGCAGACTGCGAAATCGTACCCGCAGCGGTTATCTTCGGAGGATTGGTCTGCGTGAAAGCATCGTCCGTCAGGATGCCGACGGTATTGCGAATACCGACGTGCAGAATCCGGAGGGCCGAAGAGCTCTCGGTCCAATCCCCACTCGCCTGTCCAAGCAGAGGCATAATGTCTCCTGTCTCTCTGCTCCCTGTTACTAGGGAGGGGTGTTGAAAAAGCCGTGAAAAACGGCTGCTATCCATAAGAGCTATGCAATAAACAATCTAACGAAACTAAAAATAAAAAAGCCGAATGGTATTGAACCATTCGGCTTCTTAAAAACTCAGGAGTGCTTCAGGACGGTTCAGAAATACTTAGAAACGTCCGGAGCAGAATCCCACAGCTTCGAAAGGTCGTTGGAAGCCGAAGCCTCCTTCGTCACGCCACCAAGACGGGTCACGCCGTTGGCGGGCTTGCGGGGCTGCGGACGGAAAGAAGCCTT